TCGACCGCTGTCTCGTCCACGTTGAATTCCCGTTCGTCGTCGTCGGCGGTGCCGATCAGGTCTACCTTGCATATCGGCGCAAATGCGGAGATGGCGCGTTTCATGTAGCCGTCTACGATCGCCTCCCGTTCCTCGTCAGGAAGCGCCAGAAAGTCGTATTCGGTCACCTTCGACAGAAAAGCGCCCGTAAAGAGGTCATACGGAATACTCATGGCCCCTCCTTATTTCTCGATCAGCTGAATACCGAGCTTCTTCTCAAGCAGCGTGATAGTCTTCAGAGAATCGATCTTGCCGTTTTCGATAAGCGTCCTGGCGCGGTACGCGATGGTACGCTTCTGACCGTTCGGGATGTTGTCCAGGATCTTCTCCAGCTCCTCAATGCTCTTGTCGAACATCGAGTCGATGGCGTCCACGGACACGGAATTCTTGTAAAACTGGCGTACACCGAGGTAGTCAACGACCCAGTCGTCGTCAAACATGAACCAGTTGTTGGCGAAGAACCCCTTGCTGGCGTTCTTGGCGTTCTTGAGCTCGCGCAGGGAGATCTCCTGCTCGTCGCCGAAGTTGTCCCACACGAAGGTTTCGCCGGAGCGTTTGCTCACGTAGACCAGCATGCCCTGAAAGCCGTTGCGCACGGTGACATACTGTTCCGGGTCGAAGTTCGCCAGCTTGAACGGCTGCTTCTCCTCCGCGGCCGGCGCGGGATCGATCTTCTTCTCAGCGCTGTCGTCCGCCTTCTTGGTCTTCGGCGCTGTCTTTTTCGCGGTTGTTTCGCTTGCCATTATTTCTCCTTTCATACGCGGCGGGGCGATAAACGCCCCGCCATATCAGACCTTATCAGGTCAGCTCATACCGGCCGATGCCGGTGTTCTTGCTGCCGACCACGATGGCGGTACCATACTTCTGAGCAGCGAAGTACTCCTGGGTCAGATCGGCCTTGTTCTCCGGGTTGCCGGGGATGATCAGGGAGTTGCCCTCATAGACCAGCTTGATGGGCTTGTCGTCAGACGCGATCACGGAGATGATCTTGTCGCTGATGACGAACTCGGTGGAGTTGATCTTGTGACGCTGAGGGATGGAGATCACAGGAGAGCCGTAGAAGGAACCCATGTAGCCGTCGTGATAGATGGCATTGGCAGCGTCGATGCTCTGCATGGAGTTCTGCAGGTTGCGCAGGGCAGCCTTGGTGCCGACCAGAGTGGCAGTCTTGCCGCTGGCGGCCTCAACATGCTCGATCAGGGTCAGGAGGGTCGCCTCGTTATAGCTGCCGGCGGCGGGGAAGTAGATCTCACCGAACTCCTCGGCAGAGGCGTTCGCCCACAGGGCATACACGTCGTCCACGATCTTCCGCTGGAAGGACTTGGTGACGTCGTTGATCATCTGCGCGAAGTCAACACGGCCGGCCATGACGCGCTCCAGCTCCTCATAAATCTTCACGCCCTTGTAGGAAGTGGGCACGGGGACCTGCTTGACTTCGCCGATGCGCTGACGGCGGATGCCCTGGGTGCCGGGAGCGATCTCGGCTACGGCATACAGGTTGCCGTCCTCAACGTTGAACAGGTTCTGGTCGCCCAGAGCCAGGTTGCGGGTCTCAACGAGGCCCATGAAATAGTCGTTCTCCTGCAGACCCTCGATCACGCGGGTATCCAGGGTGCTCTCGATCAGCGCAAACAGGCCGTTGGAGGCGCCGTCACGCATGGAGCGGGCGTCCAGATAGTTCTTGCCGCCGTTGATCTCGATCATGGCCTTGAGCAGCCTGTCGTTGCCCTCGTCCAGGGAATACTTCTCCACGGTGTTGTGGCACACATCCAGGGCGAGCTTCTTAATATCAGCAATATTAGCCATTGTTCTGTACCTCCTATCAATTACGCAGTCTTGCCGACTTCGATCGCATAGAAGGTCTTGGTGCCGACGGTCTCAACGTGGATCACGGAGCCGACGACAGTGGAACCGCTCGTAGCGCTCGCAACGGCCTTCATCTTGGTACCGGCGGCAAGCTCGATCACATTGCCGACCTCGACCTTCTCCAGGGCGGTATTGAGCGCCTCGATGGTGACGGAGAAGATATCATGCTTATGGAAGCGGTAGCCGCGGGCGGCCTTACCGGCCTCGTTGATGAACTCATCCAGATTGTGCTTGCGCTCGTCATACATGAGCTCGGGGGTGGCCACCAGGACGACGTCGTCCAGAGAGTCATTGGCAGCGGGGGCAGTGCCCTCATAGATCTCGCGCTCGCCGTCCAGCAGAGCGCCGAGCTTCAGCACGCTGCCGTTCTCGATGGCAGTCGGGGTGGAAACAGCGTCATCACCGGAGCCGGTGGTAACGATGTACTTGACAGAGACAAGCTCGGTGCAAACGTCGGTGCCGAACATCTTGTCCGTTCTAACAACTGCATAAGCCATTGTTGTTTACCTCCAAATCAGTAATAAAAATGCCCGCCTGTTTTAGGCGGACTGAGCTGTGCTCGTTATTTTGTAGATGTCAGGAGAATTCCTGGAAAAGGCCGCCGTAGGGCTCATCCTCAACGGCGTCGCCGGTCTCGACAACAACACGGACGCTCTTGGGAGCGGCGCTGAACTTGGCGTCAACAGACACATGACGGCCCTTAATCGCGTAGCACTTCTCCTCAAGCTGCTCGCGGGTCAGGCCGGAATAGTTCTTGCAGAGCTCGTCAAAGGCTTCAATGCCGTTAAGCTCCGTGAACTGCGAAAACACCTCGGCCGCTTCCGTCTCCGTTTTATAGTCACGAAGCGTGTTAAGCTCCTTGGTAAGTCCGTCGCGCTCCTGCGAGAAAGCCTCCTTCTGCGCGTTCAGCGCATTCTCGACAGCCTTGCCGATCTGCGCGAATACCGCAGTATCCTCACCGTCGATAAAGTCGGAGATGGTCCATTTCTTGCGGCTCTTCGAAGCAAAGTCGATCGTGACCACATCGCCGCTGACGGTATAGGTAAAGCCGTACAGCTTCCAATCCTCTGTGTCGTTCGCATATACCTCGCTAAGGTCAGGATCGTAATCCACGAACCAGTACCGAGGGCACTCACCCCACTCGCGCTGTACGGTGACAGCACTCAGGGCCTCGAACAGGCTGTCCACAAGCTGACCGGCCAGCGCGAACGCCGCCTCTTCAGCAGGCTCTTCGTCGATCTCAGCAGCCGGTTCTTCCGCGGGCGCGGGATCGGCAGTCTCCGCGACAGGATCGGCAGTCTCCTCGACAGGATCGGCAGCAGGCTCTTCGGCCGCAGGCTCGACCTCTTCGACGGTCACTTCCTCAACAGGCTCCTCGACCTGAACTTCCTTTTCATTGTCCAAAGCAGTTTTTCCTCCTTCCATCTGAGTATCTATGTCAACCGTTTCGGGTTGTACCGTAGAAAACGATGCCCGCAGATCTTCCATCATATCGGACATCTGCGCCTTGAATTCGTCCAAGGCGAACAGCGTGACCGCCGCGGATTCGAAGCATGGCTTCACCGTGCCAAGCAGGCAAAATGCCGTAAATTCCAGGCGATCGATACAGAGGATCTCGTCCTCCTTGTGACTGGCAAGGATGTTTATCTCCATGCTCTCGGAGGTCACTCCGTCACGCCGTATTTTTTCGTATGCCTCCTGCCGTTTCCACAGGAGGATGTCAACGCACAGATATTCGTGCGTAGCCGTACTGTCCTCGATCTCTTCATACCAGTGCTTCGCACCGGAGGGAACGACGCCAACAGGGTTCGTCACGTTCACCATCCGCAGACCGCCGTCTTTGGTATGCACAAGTTCCACGTCATGGCCGCCGATCGTGTCGGTATCACGATCGTAATGGCATACGACTGGGCAGTTATAGATCGAGTCGATACAGGATTCCAGGGTGTCCTTGCTGATATAACTCAGGTTATTGTTTTTGCCAGTGTGGCAAACGCGAAGGACGCCTTTATCAAAAGATGAGTTGTATGAAACGATATCGCGTATCTCCGCAGAGAACACGATGCTTGCATGTTCCTTATCCATCTCTACGCTTACCACCGCCTTCCAGTTTGAATTAGATCGTCCGCTTTCCGGGACGATGTCAGCAGAAAACCCGCACGATGTGTGCGGGTTCAAAGCGTCAATGTATCCGACAGGACATACGGGATGTCCGCGGATGCGATATCCAGTTCTTCGTCCTGCAGAAAGACGTATATCTTCTGGATATCGTCACTCTGGAACAGACGGTAACCGAGCGCCTTCAGTGCGTCGCGGTCTTCAGTGCTGAATACATATATGAAATGCTGCATCACTCACCGCCAGTCGCTGCCGTGTTCCCTGGAGTTTTCGCCGGAATCGCTCAGCTCTGTATCCTCCACAGGAGGACGCCCGCCCTCTTCGGTAGGAGCATTGCTGTCTGTGCTTGTCGATGCCGTCATGGTAGACGAGCTCTGCAGCGGCCGGAAGATATCCGGCAGGTGCAATACATCGTTCTCAAGGAAGGACATGTTGTCCAGAGCGTCCTGAGCGAGACCCTGGCTGGCCGTGTAGTAGGAGATCATGGGGAACCCATACTGACACGCCTTGATATACTGATCACCGAGCTCCTTTCGGTTGAACGGGGAGCAGTCCAGGATCGTCACGGTGAAGTACTTGCCGAAGGGGAGCGACTGGATATACCGGTTGAGCATATCCTGAATGTTCTTTACGATCTCGTAGGTGAATGCCTGATCGACCTTGATGGACAGCGCCAGAGCCGCAGCGGATGCTCTCGTGTTGTTGAACAGCATCGACTGCACACCGGCCGCCGTGAACAGATTCTGCTCCGCCTCGGTAATGGTGTCGATATCTCCGGTATTCGATTTCTCGAAGGAGATCTTCTGCACGTCCATGGGGGAGAGGATCGTTCCGACCTCCTCCGGCGTCACGGCGTCCAGGTTCGACCAGAACTCGCGGGCCTGTTCATACGGCACGCCATAACCCTCGTCAGCAGCCCAGGGTAGCTTCATCACGAGCATGGCATAATTTTCCAGCGCGGTCTTGGACAACTTCAAATTTCTGTAA